CAAGCGCCATAACCAATAGCAATATATGCTGCTAGTTTTGCAAATGGTCCTGCGATTAAAATTACTAGTCCAACAGCAATAAGCATTGCTCCGTCCCAACTAGTTCTTTCTTCTAGTCTACTTGTAATAAATTTTTTAAGCATCTTGATAATTCTCCACTATACAGTTATTGCATCTGCAAAATTTGCAAACTTCTATTAAATTATGCCCGCCTTCGTAATTGCGTTCTTCGCGCCAGTTTGCTGAACCGCAATGACTGTTATCACCGCAGTTCTGGCACTTAATTGGTTTGTACGCTACTTGGCTCATGTCCAACTTTTGTTAATATCAGGTCCACTGATTGTTAAAAAATATTTGTTACCTGCATCATTTACACCATGCTTGATGCTATGTCCTGCAGCAATCCTAGAACTAATATCACGCATAATATATCCATGTGCATCGTCCCATCCATGTTCCACTGTACGATCTTTACTTGCCCACCATGTGTCAATATCACTTTGTGACATTGCTTCACTGTATGGATTTGTTGGTGTATCAAATCCTAGTCCCATCGCTCGTTCTCCCTGATACAACGTTGTACTGTATTTATTAGGCAAGAGCTCTCATACGTTGGACAAGGCGTTCTGCTCTGTTAGTAACCTGACGGTACCAACCACTGTCAACCATTTCATCTGCAGCATCATTCCAATCACGATTGTCTACGCCACGCTTCATGCCTTTGAACTTGCTCAGTCTAGGGCGGCCCATGTTAAACATCATGTTAGCAACAATTAATTGCACTTCTTCTGGCAAGTCATCAAAATCTGGATAGAGGATTTGACAATCCGCTAGTACTATTTCACAGTCTTGTTGGAATAGTTCTGTAACACGCTCTTCTGTTACTGGTGTGCCTACTTCAGCACCATACTCGGGATCACTTTCAAGGATAAGATGTCCAATGCCTACAGTGGGCAGACCCAAATGGTCTAGGTATACTTCGTATACTACACCTTCGTCAGTCGCGAGATCTTCTTGTAAAAGCTCTAAATTCATTGATATCTCCTTTTGTGCGAGGTACTCTCGCTATATTTAAAATACTTTCGATTGCTATACCTGCAGTTTCTGCATCTCTATACTGTTTGGGACTAAGTGGAACACTGCCTGCGATCGTCTCTTGTGATAATGGTTGCACAGCGTTCTTCTTGCTGTTTGGCTTTGCAAAATGAACCATGGTCCAATCTTCTACATCTGTGAGATTGTTTAAATCGCCGATCAAGCTCATAAACTTTTGTGGATATCCACTACGGCGTTCTGCTTCTACAAACACAATGTAACGACCTTCGCTTATTTCTCCAGAACTAGTTTCTGCATCAATAACCCAGTCATAGCCCATTTCAATAAAGTTCTCTAGATCCATTGCAGGCTGCTTGCCAAAAACTTTAAATGTTGCAACAATCACTGCATCATCTTTGCCCATCTTTGGTTTGTACTCGTCAAAGTGTACAGTGCTTTCAATGCGACCTTCTAGGTCTTGTGGATCAAGCGCCATCCTGCTGTTCCTCGTCTGTTTTTGTGTTCATTAATTCGCTTTGGTCTAAGCCTTCTTCATAAGCATTGTCAATCTCTTGTAGATCGACTTCACTGCCTTCAATTTCCATATAACCGTCACGGAATTCTTTAATCAGTTCAATTGGAAGTTTCACTTTCACTAACCAAACTGGATCTTCACGCATCTTTGCCTTTTTAGTGCCAGGACGAAAATCACCATAGTCTTCAACTTTGACTGGTGTACTAAGTTTGCCACTTTCGTATGTTACTACAGCATTGTAGCCCAGTAGTCTCTTTGCTCCATCTGGATCAGGCATTGCCTTCTTGGGCCACATGAATGTTGCTTCTACCCAATGCTTCTTACGGATAGGGCCTTCTACTAATTCACCCTTTTTCCAATTTTTAAAAGCATATAAATCTAAACTATCCATGACACGTTCAATATCCATCATTGTTTCGAGGCTACTTTCGCTCATGTAGATTGTTTTTGTATTTTTGATTATGTCAACAATATCCATTACACTATCCTATCGTATAACATATTTATCCATTCTATGTGCGCACTCTCTCTAGGATGAGTTGTGTAAAACTGTTGTTCTGTGCGCTTTGCCCAGGTAAACATACCTTCTTGGTCTATAAATTTACTCATGTTGATGTCTGAATACAGTGTTTTTAATGATATATCTGTATCTATATTTGGCTTGAATATAGTATGATCCACAGTCATAAATGCATAATTTATATTGTGTTTGGCAAGATAATTTTGTAACATAACAATCTCACACAAACTATTATATATTTCCCAATATTCTGATATTGCAATATTTTTTACATAACTATTTGCAAAATCTGTTATACCTCGGGATTCTGCGTTAGCAATATGTTCAGGACTTGTATGCTCTGGCGGTGTAAAAGGATTTAAACTATACCATGGACTTTCACGTTGTCCTGTATCATATGCAAATCTAAATTCATAACGATTAGGAAAACTCCACATAACTGCTACATAAAGATCCAAGTCTTTATATTGATTTACTGCATCCATAACATTACGTCTAATTGCACTATTACTGTAACCAGGTTGAGCAGTATTACAAATATTCCAACCTTTACGTTGTGCTAGTAGGTTTGCCCAAGTATGTTCTTGGCTAGGTAGCTCGCTACCATATGTAAAACTGTCTCCGCCAGCAATTAATACTGTCATAGATTTTTATCTTCTGCGAAATCTTGTGTAAAAATATGCTCATCATCTTTTATGAATTGATCAAGTGTTCTGCTACCAATGTTAAAATGACATTTAAGATCCCAACTTGTTTCAGGTGTCCAATCCTCTGTGAGATATCTAGCACCCAGTGTTTTCATAAGTGCAAAATCATTTGTATAATTTTTTAATGCGGTGTGGGTCTTTTCATATTTTGCATTGACAATATTTTTAACAGGAAATCCGTTATCTTTCATAGTTTGTGCTACTTGTTCTATTGTATATTGCACGGGTCCTGTTGCACTGTAATTTTTATAAAAATGTTTTTCATTACCCAAACACTGTTCGATTGCAGTTGCTAAACACTGCGGATCTAAATATGGTGCCGTAGCACGACCTCTATAGTTGTCTAATACACCATTGTTGTACTGCTCGGTAAAGAGATTATTCATTAGAGGAGCAATATCAAAACTTGTATAGGGTATTCTTGCTTCACGCATAAATGATTCTAGTTGGCTGTGTATAAGCCTCCATGGACCAAGACTGCCTATTTTAACAATGTGTTTGATATTGCTATTCATCGCACTAAGCATAAAACGCTTTGCGTCATCTAGCACAGTTTCAGTTTTAGGTAGTATTAAAAATACTACGTCACTTTCTAATAAGGGATCCCAGGTACTACTGTCACTTATGTCGTAACTAGTGTACAGATAATCACCTGTAAAGTATTCTCCAATTTGACTGTTACGCCCTGTAAATGTTTTTTTCATACTTTGAATATAGTATCACTGTTGCTGTTTGCTAGTATTTCTCGAGTACGATCTGTTTTAAGTCCAGTCATTTGCAACACTGCACGAGGATGACTGCTTGCATTTGCTGTACAGTGCGGGACATTACTCCAATCAAACACATGCACTTCTCCTGCACGCCATCTATCATACATGCAGTTTCCATACATATAAAAATGTCCAGGCTTCCAATCATCTAACATAATAGTAATACGCACAATACGCTCTGGATCTTCTGGACAACGATCCCACAGTTTATCAATGTGCATGTTAAACATTTGACCAGTCATTTGTATATGTGCTTGCCACTTAACTAAACTAACACCATCACTGGTCAGTTGAAAGTAATCCATCATTTTGTACAGTGTTGGATAGTCTGACCAGTCTGCAAAACTATTTTTATTAGTAAGCATTATGCCTTTTGGATCACCACCTGCTTGTGCAATGTCGTATTCTTCTTGCGATAGCATGTCAGGATCTTTGCGCTTTTGTGCAAAATGTTTGCGAGTTGCCCAGTTAACAGGATGTGTTGCTTGTACAAGTCTATCACGTTCCTCACGCCAGTCGCCTTCAAATCTACCAATTACGTTAAACCAGTCGCCAGGCTTATCTTCTATAGTGTCATCAAAATGATATTCACTGTGTCTAACAGTCCAATCCCAACTGCTTGGATATAAGTCGGGATTGTCTAGATTTGTATTTTTATTCCAATTTCTCATTGTGTGTCTTTTTCAATGTGAGGCTTACTGCCGTCAATCATATGTCCTATATCGTTTCTTCGTCTATCTAACCAACTGTTTTCTACATAGTGTACATACTTTGCATTTGGATCTTTGTTAAGAATGTAATGCAAACGTTCATTGTTGTAATCTACAGGAATATCTAGTACGCTGTCAAGACTTTTAACATACTGGTGTCTAAACATATAAAGCAATTCAACACTTAAAAACGTGTGTCGATACTCCATGATATCTTCGATCTTATTTAAGTAGTTATGCAGGCTTTCTACACCGCGCTTGCGTAATTGGTTTTGTGCAGTAATGTTTTGATCTCTGCCAATAATCCCAACTTGCAAGTTGCCTTTTTCATTGAGCCTACGCAATACTTCTTTGTAGTCAGGATACTTTGTATGTCTTACGCCCATAGCATCTTTATCAACATAAGGACCACTAACACTTAGCACATAGTTTTCATGCTCTGTCCAGTTATAGTTGTCAATATTTTCAGGTGTGTTCCAAATATCCTTGAATGGAGCATTGTCGTGATTAATCCAGTATTCACGCAGTAGTTGATCCCAACCATGCACATTGCTGTGCATGGAGAGAACTTTACTAAACACATGATTACCTGTGCCCTGAGGGCCACTGATAACTAGTATGTTTGCCATTACTTTACTAGCTCTGGCTTGTATACTGATTTTAGACCAAACGCTTGTGTGTTGAATTCCACTAGTGTTTGTAGTGCATCTGCAGTTACAAACTTCATTAGTGTATCAACTTGTGCATTGCCTGCATCACCTAGCATCCACTCATAGTTGCCAACTTTCTTTTGAATCTTCTTAACACTTTCAGGATTCTTTGAAACTTGCTCCAGTGCTGCTACTAGTTTAGCACGATTAGGATTGTTTTTGTTTACCCATAATGCTTTTTGTAATCCATCACGGAAACTTTTTACAAGTTTATATGCATCTGCTAGATCGCCTTTTGGCATGTCTTTATACATAGCACTAAACTGTGATTCCATTTGAATGCCTGGATAGTTTGGATCATCTGCATGTGAACCGTCTGGCTGTAGAATGCCATGATGGAACCATAAACGTGCTTCACCTTTGTCAATTACTGGCTGTACATGCTTTTTAAAACTTGCAGGATTTTCACGAGTACCGTTAAGTTCGCCACGCTTAAATGCAAGACGTCTTTCGTTGCCTTTCATTCCTTTAATCCAGTTTACCTTTTCGTTGAAGCAAGTTACATATGCTTCTGTGCTAGGCAAATTACCACACTTGAGTAGTGTCATTGCAATACCTTCAGGAACTTTACCGCCACCGCCTGAGAAACTTGTTCTGTCAGCATTTGGATTATGATCGCCATGTACCGCTGTAATAATATTTAGGTTCATAAGTCCAACACTATCATAGTCAGCATAGTTGTAATCCACTGCTTCTTGCAAGAAACTTACACCATTACCGCCGTTAGATACCATAATAGTTTTGTCATCAAAACGTAGTTCATTGTGAAACTTGTTAAAGCCAGGAATGTCTCTTGCACCACGGATATGCTTGAGAACAATCTTCTCACCATCCAAGTACTTTTCCATTTCAGTAGCAACAATTTGTGCCCACTGACTTGTACCGCCACCTGGCTTTTGTGGTACAATCATTGTGTAATCAGCAAGTGCTGATGTTGTGAATCCTAGCATCAGTGCTAGTGATAGTAAAAGTTTACGCATAATCTATTCTTCCTTTTCTCATAATGCTGTATATGAATATTCCAATAATGCACACTATTAGTGACATGAATATTGGTCTTGTTATTAGTGTTTCCACAGTGTAAAGTCCTGTGATCTGAAGTGTAAGTCCTTCAACTTTTTCTGCTAGTATGTAACCAATTAACATAGCAGGTCTGCTAAACTTGTAATGTCGCATTGTAAATCCTATTACAGAAAATACTGCTAACATTGCAAGGTCTTCCCATCCGCCTGTGTACTGCATACTAGTGAAAATAATCAATCCTAGTAGCACAGGAAAATAGTATTTGTATGGCACTGCGGCTAATTTACTAATAGGTTTAATTAGAAACATACAAATAAGTGCAACAACTATTGTAGCACCTAAGAAGCCAAATGTCATACTTTTAAATAATTCTGTGTCCTCTGCAATATCTGGAGTGCCTAGTTCTATGTTTAGATACATAAACAAACTCATTAATATAGCAGCAAACTTAGCACCGGGTATTCCAAATATCACTGTGGTAATCATTGATGTTGCTTTTTGTGCATTGTTAGCACCCTCTGGTCCTATAACACCTTTGATATTGCCTTTGCCAAACTGTTCGTTGGGATTACTAGCAACTGCTTGACCATATGCCATCCAGTCTGCCATCTGTCCACCTAGTCCAGGTAGCAAACCAATAAACGCACCAATGAAGCCACCACGCAGCGCAAGCCATCTATTCTCCCAACTTGCTTTCATGCCTGCCCATAATTCACCTTGACGAATCACGCTGTCTGCGGTGCTGTGTTTAAGAAACAATCCTCTTGTAAGTTCTGGTACAGCAAATAGTCCTGCTGCAACCGCCATAATTTGTATACCATCTTCTAAGTAAAACCAATATTGTGCGCCGAATCTTGCTTCGTTATTATCAGGATTGACACCTACCATGCCTACAAAGATTCCAAATGCAATAGCAAGCACAGTGCGGAACCAAAACTGGTTAGTTAAAAAGCCTACAGTAACAAATGCTAGTAGCACAAACGCCCACAGTTCAGGAACACCCAATATGTAGATTAAATTAGTGTACCAGGGTAGTAGTAGAAAAACTAAACAACCCCATAACAGTCCGTTTACTGTGCTTGTTGTAACTGCGGCACTAATAGCATAACCTGCCCTACCCTTTTGTGCTAGTGGGAAACCATCTACCATAGTAGCAGCCGCACTGTTAGCACCTGGTATACCCAGCAATATTGCAGTAAAACTGTCGCCTGTTGTACTTGCTGCAACAACTGCCATAAGGAATATAACTCCCATGTATGGCTCATGTGCAAAATAACCTATGAATCCAAACAGTGCAACCAAACCTGTAGTAGCACCTGCGCTAGGTATAATACCTATAATAAGTCCATAGAATACTCCTGCGAGTAAGTATGCAATCATTTCAATCATGGAGAATCCACGACGGTGCAAACACCGATCGTGCCTTTATTAATTTACGGGAATCTACAATGTTAGTTCTGGGCCTTCCGCCATACAAACATTAATTGTAGTATGTTTTTATTTATGTTTATTGCTTAACTTATCTTTTAATTCTGGCGTGTGTAAACTTAACCAATGCTTGTTAAATTTTTGATTTTGATCTGTTACTTCGCCGCCTATTAGATCAAGTATAGCAGCGCCTTGTGTTTTAACAATTGAACGTAAATCTATAAAATACTTACCATGGTCAACTTTGGCTAATATAGGCAACCAACCTTTCCATATATTCTTATTACCGTACTTCATAGTTTTGCTTAATTTATACTCTGCTTGTGCTTGATCGCTATCATATAGTTCAGAATTATCTCTAAACATGTTAGCACGTTTAAATTTACACAAGTCAAATTGCAAATCAAAATCAGTGTAAACATATATATTTGTGTCATGTTTTTCTATATCAGCATAACCATTTTGATCTGGATTGCAATACAAATAAACTTTATACTCAAAGTCGCTTATATCTGTAAACTCATGCAGTGGATGCATCTCTGTGTTTTTCCAACTGCTAGGTTTATCAATTCGCCATTGCCAGTCTTTGATTCTGCGCAGGTTGTAATCATCAAAATGTCCATGAAAGCTACAGCGATATTTACTACCTAGCAATACATGCCAGAAAGCAAAATAACCGCCACATCCTCCCATGTAGTATATTCCTAAACTTTTTGACACTAGTCTTTTTTACGCCAAGCGAAGTATAACCTATTTTTATGGCTGTCAGTACGAATATCTAATACTTCTACATGTAGTTGTTCAGCACAATTAACAATAAAGTTACTATCCCAAGGGTAAAAGTAAATCCAGTCACTTTCTAATTTGTCATGTGGCATACCTGGATTTGCACGAAAGTACATTACAGCACCTGGATTACACAGACTTACTGCATGTTCTAGTTCAGCATAAATTTTATCTGTACTACCAAAGTTAATGGATCCAAGTGCCAATGTTACATCAAACTTTTCTTCTGGATGATAATCTAACAGTGCGACTTCGTGATCTGCGGCTGTATTGTATGGATCAATGCCAACAATGTTATCTATCTTATCCTTGAATAAGTGATAGCCACAACCAATGTCTAGCACACGCCGCGGCTTTTGATTGTTAATTTCATCAACAAGTGCGTATCCACTGTACTTAAACTTTGCCATGTCGCCTTTCCATACGCTGCCAAAGTATTTGTGTAGTACTTTGTCATCAATACGATCTACAAGTTCACCTATGTTATTATATGATACATCATCTATTTCAATGTTAAACGTGCCTTGTATAGCCTGCTGTAGTGTTACAGGGTTGCGCAACAACTGAGGGCTAATGTGTATCATTTTTTCAAGTTTATGTAGGATTTTGTGATTCATGGTTTGTATATTCCTATAAAAATATCGCTGTGTCTATTATGTTGTGACCATTGTACACTATGCTTTTGTCCAAAGTCAAGTATTAATTTGTTTTGTTCTTGGATACGATAAGTCATAAAATAATCTGTTTCATACCAATCATAGTTTGGATATGTAATTTCAAATCCGCCTGCTTGTTTCCACCATAGAAAACTTACCCAGTCTGGTCTGTATACTAGTTGTATCCAAGCAAGTGGATAAGCATCTTGTATTGCCTCAAAGTAGTAGGGCCACTCATGACTCATTATTAGTTTACAGCCTTGCGATGGATCTGCATCTATATATGGAGCATTTAAGTTTGAACGATCTAAACTTATATTAAACTCCATTCCTGTGCCATAGTATGCTTCTTGGTGACCTGAAAAACCATGGTGAGTGTAATTGCGATGTTCTGCACGATCTGTGCAGTTGTATTGACCTGAGGATTTTATTTCCCTGGCAATGCCACTCCAGCGACTGCCTGGAACACCTGTGAAAAATATATATTCTGGGAGCATAAAATTATTTATCTGTTATATGCGCACTTATCTAATATATGATACTTTTACTCTTGTATATACGTCGTAAGTATTATTAGAAAGGGAGGCATACAGTCTTCATGATATCGAGTAACATTCCTATGCTTCTCTACAACCCAAGGAGATAGCATATACAATGGCTAGAAAACAACGCAAAGCAAAGGCTCAGCGGCGTCAAACACACGCTGAATTTGTTGACTCAAACGTACANTACCTACCTCAAGCACAAAAACAAAAACAAGTTCTTATACAAGGACGCAATCCAAACCAAAAAGAGTATATTCAAAAACTCTTAGATCCACAACAAACTATTATTTTCGCAACGGGACCTGCAGGCACTGGTAAAACCATGCTGGCTGTACTAGCGGCTGTGAAAGCACTCAAGGATCAAACGATTGACAGAATTATTGTGACGAGACCAGCAGTAGGAGTTGATGATGAGCGTCATGGTTTTCTACCAGGAAGTTTAGAGGAGAAGATGGAGCCGTGGACCAAGCCTATATTTGATGTTGTTCGCGAGTACTACAATGCAAAGCAAATACAAACCATGATTGCGGAGGGGGTCATTGAAATAAGTCCATTAGCATTCATGCGGGGTCGAACATTTAAAAACGCTTTTGTTATTGCAGACGAAATGCAGAACGCTACGCCTAATCAAATGAAAATGTTACTTACACGCATAGGTGATGAAAGCCGTATGGCTATTACAGGAGATATTGCACAAACAGATCGCAAAGAATATGAAAACGGATTAATGGATTTTCAAAAGTTATATGCACGTTACAGTGAAAGCAAATATATAAGTGTATGTGCCTTTGATCATCTTGATATCGAAAGGCATCCTGCAGTTTCTGAAGTGTTAGACATCTACGGCGATAAATAATAAGTTATAACAATTAAGATAGATTTATCTACAAGGAAAATAAAATGGCTAGAACTTATAAATTCGTAATGCATTGTTGGCAGGACCAGTATGGTGACGAGAATGCAAAAGCGAATATTTTTGTAAATGGGACACAGGTTGCTACTGATGTTGAGATTACTGCTACTAGTGTAGACAGTTTACAGAGAGTCACTTTTGAAGCGACTGGATTGCCTGCACCCAATTGGAATAAAAGTGTAACTGCTGAGGTTAAAGTTGTTCTTACAAATGAAGCATTTGTTGATGCTGATAATGATAGAAATATATGGATTAATGGATTATTTGCTTTTGGTAAATTACCTGACGATTCAGACTATATATGGACGTCAGCAGATCCAGCAGATAGCGATTGGGATACTGTAAAACGTACTTTAACAGATGACTCAATAGCAGACGATACTGCAATTAAGACCTCGCTTAGTACCTTGCCAACGGATGTACAAGGTAGTCAAATAGATTCTAGTTGGTGGACAGATGATGCACTTGCATCCAATGGTGGAGCAGGAACATGGTATCATATTCCTGTATGGGGCGATGCCGCTGACACAGGAACTACTATTACAATACCTTTAGCAATGGGTGTTTAACACAAAAGAATACATATGAAAGAAAAAGAGCCTCAGGGCTCTTTTTTATGACTAGAATTTGGCAGAGGATGTAGGAGTCGAACCCACGCTTACAGGGTTGGAGCCTGTCGTGCTACCGTAACACTTATCCCCTATTGGCGATTCCGGGAGGACTCGAACCCCCGACCCACAGAGTAGAAATCTGTTGCTCTGATCCAACTGAGCTACGGAACCTATAACTTTGTACTGCGCTTACCAGCCCTGCGAAGTTTGCGTAATTTGTTAAACTTCCGCTCTAGACAATCACAAACTATGTCTTTTAGTTTGCGGCGTTTTGATCGTGCCGCATCACTCTTTGCAATCCGCTTTGCTTTATTCATGTTCTCCACCGGGATCATTTGGATCAAGCATAACTTTCTTACCATTGATCCACATATGTCCTCTAGTGCGACTTACAGAATGATAACCATCCGAGCGCAAGTTAAAAAGTGATGGATTGTTTTTTGCTACAGCAAATGTTCCAACTGTGATTGCGATTGCTGCCAGCACAATAACGTGTGCAATAGCAGTAATGCCAAACATCCACATACTACCAAAGTAACTACTAAACACAATACACCACATCCAAGCCAACACTTGCATAACCATGTGTCGTGTATTCAAATCTGGAATATTGCGCAGTGGATTCATATTATGATCCATCACTGCATTCCAACCATTTACAATAAATGTTCTCACCGGATAAACTCCTTTTTCATATGTAACTTTTAGTGGATAGTGAGCATCCACTATGTCTTTAAACTCTATAGCATCATACTGGTCAAC